GGCGGTAGCGGAACATATGATGACCATGAAATTGTTTATCAAGGAGCAACATTGGCAGCTGCTACAGCCAAAGGATATGTTTCAAGTTGGGATCTTCCAAATAGAAAACTTATCATTCGAAACATCAAAGGATCTTTTGCCGCGAATACAGTCATCAAAGGATCTGAAAGCAATGCGCAATGGACGATGACAAGTGGCGATCCGCAAGAGAATGCCACGGATGACTTTGAAGAGAATGTATTGCTTGAAAATGAAGCAGACAATATCCTTGATTGGACTGAAACCAATCCATTTGGTACATCTGACGAGAACTAATCATGTTATCAGGTCAACACTTTTATCATAGAATTACTCGTAAGATGGTCGTGGCTTTTGGCACGATGTTCAATAACATCAAATTGTATCGCTACAACCTTGCAGGTACACAAGAGATTGAACGCATCACAGTACCATTGAATTACATCTCAAAAGAAAAATTCTATCAACGTATTACACAAGACCCTAACTTGGATCGTCGTGTGCAGTTGACATTACCAAGAATGTCTTTTGAGATGACAAGTATCGCATACGACACAACTCGTAAAATCTCACCGTTCATCAAACAGTTTGGTCCATTGAACGACACAGCGATCAATACAACAACACTTGCTCCATATAACTTTAGTTTTCAATTGTACATCTATGTCCGTAATACTGAAGATGGCACACAAATCATTGAGCAAATTTTACCATACTTCAATCCTGATTACACAATGACATTAGATCTCGTTGGTGTTGGTAATCCAGTTGATGTGCCATTGATTTTACAAAGCGTTGACTACAATGCTGGCGGATCAGACGGTCCACCACAAGAATTAAGAATGCTTCAGTGGAGCCTTGGATTCACGATGCGCGGATATCTCTACGGTCCAGTGAGCAACGTTAAGGTTATCCGTAAAGCAACAGCAAATACATATGAATATAACACTGGTGGAAATGAAGCAAAGAGTTTTGCTTTGTCCACAGGCAAAGGTGAATTTAAAATTGGAGAACTCGTTTATCAGGGTCGAAATGTTGATGGTGCAACAGCCACAGGCTTCATTTCTTCATGGAGCAACAATTCAAATACTCTAATTGTATCAGACGTTACTGGGTCGTTTGAAACAGGCAAATTTATTACAGGTGCTGTTTCAAATTCATCTTATAATCTATCAACATACAGATCAGCGACAGACTATCAATTAAATAACATTACAGTCATACCAGATCTAAACACAGCAAATGCAAATACTGCATTTGGATTTGACGTATCAATTGAATCGGCACCAAATATTACATAATTTATGAGCGAAGCAGATAAAAATTTAGCAGAAATTTTAAACACTGATTATGTTCCTGTGGTAAAAGAGGAAAATAGAAGTGTTACTATTCATGAGCCAGACGGATCAGCTGTTAATCCTGACGCTAACTATTCTCGTGCTAATTATTACAACCTTATCGAAAAGGGTAATGAGGCTTTGGACGGCATTCTTGAAGTGGCGAAAGAATCGCAGCACCCAAGAGCGTATGAAGTAGCAGCAAACATGATCAAGAATCTCTCTGATGTCACAGAGAAACTTATGATTCTCCAAAAGCAGCAGATGGAACTTCAACCAAAAGAAGTTGCTCCAACAAACATCACCGTAGATAAGGCAGTGTTTGTTGGCTCTACTGCTGATTTGTTAAAGAAAATAAAGAATGAATCTTCAGACTAGAATCAAAAACTATCTTGGTAATCCACATCTCAAGAAAGTAAACATGTCATTGCAGCTCACGGAGGATGAAGTCCGTGAGTATGTCAAATGCGCGGAAGATCCGATTTATTTTATTGAGCGATATGTAAAGATCATTACACTTGACAAAGGTTTTGTCAATATCTCGCTTTATCCATTTCAGAAACAAGCCATTGAAGACATTAATCAAAACCGTCGTGTGATTCTAAAAGCTGGTCGTCAGCTTGGTAAGACGACGATGATTGTTGGTTATATTCTCTGGTATATTCTTTTCAATCAAGATAAATTCGTCGCAATTCTTGCCAACAAAGCACCAACTGCGCGCGAAATTTTGAGTCGTATTAAAATTGCTTATGAAGCATTGCCACTCTGGATTCAACAAGGTGTTAAGACTTGGAATAAAGGCGACATTGAATTAGAGAATAACTGCCGTGTAATGGCTACGTCTACTGCCTCTAGCGCGATTCGTGGTTTCTCTATCTCATTACTATACCTCGACGAGTTTGCGTTCGTGCCAAGTAATATCGCCGAAGAATTCTTTACTTCCGTTTATCCTACGATTTCTTCTGGTACATCGTCTAAGATTTTAATTTCTTCGACGCCTAACGGCATGAATCACTTTTATAAGATGTGGACCGAAGCAGTCGAAAATCAAAATGGATTCTTACATATTGAAGCCAACTGGAGACAGGTTCCAGGACGCGATCAGAAATGGGCAGATGAGCAGCGAGCTGTTCTTGGAGAACAAAAGTATTTCCAAGAAGTTGAATGTGAGTTCATGGGTTCTTCGGGAACTCTTATTTCCGCAACTGGTCTAAAGTCTCTCGCCTTTGTAACTCCACTAAACAAAACTGAAAGCGGAATCTCAATCTATCACCAACCCATCCCTGGAAAGAGTTATATGCTCGTCGCAGATACGAGTCGTGGAAAGGGTCTGGACTACTCGGCGTTCGTGGTTTTAGACATTTCTGAGATTCCATATAAAGTCGTCGCGACTTACAAGAATAACGATATAAGTCCACTCGTTTATCCTAGTATGATTAAAAAGATTGGTGAATACTATAACAGCGCATATGCGCTCGTCGAAATTAATGATAATGGTCAGCAAGTTGTAGATTCTCTCTTTGATGATTATGAGTACGAGAATATCCTTTCCAGTGTCGAAATGAAGAGTAAGATGGCTCTAACTTGGGGATATGGTAATAAATCAAATCGTGGAATTCGAACCACGAAGTCGGTAAAGCGTCTAGGATGCTCCGTTCTAAAGAATCTGATTGAATCTCAACAGATGATTATACAAGACTTTGAGATTATATCCGAACTTTCGACCTTTGTGACGAACGGAACGAGTTTTGAGGCTGCAAGCGGAAGCCATGATGACCTCGTTATGTGCCTAGTCCTATTCTCTTGGTGTACAAGTCAAAACTTTTTCTCCGAATTAAGCGATACAAACATCAAAAGAAAATTACACGAGCAACAAATGAGACAAATTGAGGAGGAAATGCTTCCTTTACCGATTGCATCATTAGGTGGCGATGAGCGTTCTGACTCCTTTATCCAAGATGGAGCTGTCTGGAACATTGTGCAGGATGGGAAATGGGGAACCTATAAATAAGTTGAAAACCCGTTTTTACTAAATAATTTCGTAGATTTTCTTAATTCTCCATTCATAGGAGCATAAACATGGCGTTTCAATTATCTCCTGGTGTTGTTACTTCTGAAATTGATTTAACAACTGCCGTTCCATCTTCAGGAACAACTACTGGTGCATTTGCTGGAGTTTTCCAGTGGGGTCCAGCTGAATTCCCAAGACAAGTCGAAAATGAAGTTCGACTCGTAGAATTTTTTGGCAAACCAGATAACAATACAGCAGTATCATTCTTCACCTGCGCAAATTTCTTGACATATGGTAACGATCTTCGTGTTGTTCGCGCAGTGAACGGTTCAAACACAAGAACGGCAACATCATCAGGAAATACCACATTCTTAATCAAGAATGAAGATGAATACTTCACAAACTATTACAGTTCAAACACTGCAAACGCAGGTGCATGGGTAGCAAGATATGCTGGCGCACTTGGCAACTCACTCAAAGTTAGTGTTTGGGCAAATACAAATCAAACGCACTTTGATGCATGGACATACAAGAGTTACTTCGACGCAGTTCCAGGAACTTCTGCTTTCGTTTCTAGCGTCGGCGGTTCAAATGACGAAATGCACATTGTGGTTGTAGACGAAGATGGTCTCTTCACAGGTACGTCAGGAACTGTTCTTGAAACATTCCCATTCTTGTCAAAGGCTTCTGATGCTAAAGACAGCGTTGGTAATTCAAACTATTACAAGGATGTGCTCTGGAGAAAATCAAAGTATATCTATTGGACAGATCACCCAGATGCTGTTAACACGGCACTTACTTGGGGAACAACTTCTGCAGGTAAGGCATTTGCTCAACTAGTTAATGTCTCTGCTGTGCACACCACATCACTCAGTGGTGGTGCTGACGGTGTTGTATTGGCTGGTAATGTTCAAACAGGTTATAGCAAGTTCATTGATGGTGATCTAATTGATGTATCACTCATCATGACTGGCGACGCCGAACCAGCAACTGCACTTTATGCAATCAATAGCGTTGCTGAAGTTCGTAAGGACTGCGTGGTGTTCGTATCACCAGCTCTTGCAAACGTAACTTCTGCAACACCATCTGATTCTGTCGTAAATTATCGTAAGAATGCATTGTCAAATGTGTCTTCTTCATACGCTGTGATGGATAGCGGCTGGAAGTATCAATATGACA